CTCTTAATATAGCTTCTAATTGATCTATATCCATGTTTTTAGCTACATTCATTGCTTCTAACTGTACCTCTAAATCTTGATACTCGTCAACAGCTCTTTCAATAGCGTCAAATTCTTTAAATAAAACTCCGTTATGAGGATGTTTAGCTAAGAATTCTTGTAAATTTCTTTTTTCTTTTTTAACAAATAAAAAACCTTCTTTAAAAACTATATGTGATAATGTTACACTTCCTTTTTGCTCATCAACAAATATTGATTTTTGATTAGTTGCGTATCTTAATTCTCTCTCGTATCCTAGTTCTTTATCGAACCATACGCAAGAGTACCTTTTAGAATGCTTAGACATAACAGTGTATGTCAATGGGTTTTTATTGCTTGTTAAGAAATAACTTCTATCTTTATATTCCCAAGCATCTTTTTTTACTTTAGGAGTTTCCACAGCTTTAGCTGTAGCTTTTTTTTCTTTTGTTTCCATAATATAATATAATATAATAATTAAAAAAGACCCCGCCGAAGCGGGATCTTATTATTGTTTTTTTTATGTTATTGCACTAGTTACTTTCAAAAGTACAACTGGTTTAATTGCATCAGCAACTAGCAAACCACTTGCAGTTACTTTTTCAAATACTCTAGGAGAATTTGTAGAAGCAGAACCGCTTGCTCCACTAATGCTCATAACAGCCTTAGCAAACAAGTTTTTATACTCAACAGCTGTGCTAGTAAAAGAATTTGAACTACCTTTAGTGAAAACTAAATTAGCTTTCAACAACTTATCTGCAGCTCCAAATATGCCATAAATTATGTCAATAGTTAGAGTATCATTATCATCGTCGATTAAAGCAGTCATATCAACTACGTCATCGCAAGATACAACCTGTGCGCCTAGCGCGGTTGGAATTATTAAATGTCCCATTTTTTATATTTTATTTTTTTTAATGTTAGTATTAATTAAGCTCCTTTGAATAACACGAAGTTGTTAGCAGCTTGAGTTACTAAACATCTTTCAGATAAGAAATTTACTCTCATTACATCTAAATCAGAAGTATAAGCACCACCTACTGAACCAGTAATCCAAGATTTAAATCTTCGATCTTCAGTTTCAGAAGCTCTATATCTTATGTGCAAAAATGGACGTCTAATATTAGATCCTAACATTTGATCGTATACTGTAGAAGTTCCAGCAGGAACTAAAACACCATCAATCTCTTTGTCTAGTCCTCTAGTAGTAGCATCATTTAAGTATTTCCAGTCAGTTTTGTAGAAGTCATAAGAACCTCTTCTAAATCCTGAAAATCCAAAATTGATAGCCATTTCAGATTCATTATCAAATAAACCATAAGATGCAGCTTGAGTAGAAGCAAATCCACCGTTAACAGCAGCAATCATATCATCAAAGTCAAGAGCCGTAGATCTTGATAAGAATAACATGTTTTCTTCAATAGCACCTTGCTTGTCTAAGTTTTTAAGGATTTCATCGAAATCACCTAAAGCACCTGAACCAGGAGCAGCAGCTCCAGCAAAACCAGAGTATACATTACCTCTTGCTTCGATAGCAGCAAATAAACCTTCAGTACCTTTGATAGTCTGAGTAGTAGCAGATCCAACAAAATTTGTTCCAAAAGCTTGAGCAGCAGTAGACATTAATTCGCCTTCTACCATTGACATTTCTAATTGATCTTCAAATCTTAGTCTTGTTTCAGACTCAGCTTTTAAATACCATAAGTATCCAGAAGTTCCATCTTCAGTAGCAACTTCAATCCAACCAATTTGAGCAGCATCAGAACCACTTAATTCATAATTGTCTTTAAGTATAATTGGAGAATTATTAAAAGTAGTAACAGTAGGCTCAATAGAACCAGTCATTCCATTACTTCCTTTTGGAAATTCAGAACCATATACAAATAAACTATTAGCAGCTCCTATAAGTACAGTTCCAACTAAAGTAGCAGCTTCGTAGCTAGTACAAGCTAAAACATTGTTAGCAGCTCCTCCACTTACACCAGTTACTAAAAGTTTAGCAGTTACTAATCCTGTTGCATTATCAGAAACTAAAATAGTGTTACCAACTCTAGCAGCACCTGAAGTTTGACCAGTAGGTAAAGCGATAGTTACTGTGTATAGTGGATCACCAACAGCTTCGGCAATAGTTACAGAATCATAAGCTACGTGTAATCTATTTTGTTCAGACCAAATTACTTGATCAGATGTCATTGGCATTTCAGCTCCTACCATTCTCAAGAAACCACCTAAAGTTCGGTTTCCGTATCTTTCTACTTCTTGCTCGTAAAGCTCAGGTAGATATTGTTGTGCCCATTGTCCACCAGTAATGTTGTTAAAGTCAATATAATTGTCTTGAACAGCCATTCTGTTTGGCATAGGGGTAATTGATGCAGGAAAAGACCCGCCTGTTGTAAAACTCATGTTTTAATTTTTAAAGTTATTTTTTTGTTTTTATTTTTAACTTAGAACTATCAACTCCACTAATTGCTCTTACTTTTAAACCTCCTATAAAAACGTCTCCAGAACTAGTTTGTCTTGGAGCATTACTTATATTTTTAGATTTTGCTACAACATCTTTAACAGCATCGGCTTTCCCTTGCTCATAAAAATGATTAGCTATAGTATCAGCATGTTGTGCAGCATAAATAGCTTTATGATAACCTTTGTAATCCTTAACATCACCTTTATCGTCTAAGAACTTCTTGACAAATGTACTTAAGTTAGATTGTTTATCAATTGCATCCTCAACATTATTAAGACCGTATCTAAATTTCTTCTCACCAATATCGAAATCAAAACCTTTGAATTCATCAGTAAAAAACTTTTTAGTCATATCCTTAAAGTTGTCATGTTGTTTAGCAACTATCTCTTGTTCTTTGTTGTGTTTATTGAAAAATTCCATAGCCTTTTGTTGTTCCTGAGTTACGCCGGGTCTCAACTTGATTTCGTCGTAATATTTACTCTTGGTTTCTTCCAAAAAGTTTTTGGCATTTGCAATTTCTTCTTTGTAAGCAAGCTTTTTCTTTTTTATGTCTCGCTCTTCTTCCACTTCTTCATCATAAGAGAAATTATCTTCTAAAATAAAATCAATTTCATCAGACTCTAGATGTGGTTTAGTTTTTTTATAATACTCTCTTAATAGAACATCAGAATCAACATTGGAATAATCCATGTTTAATCTAACGTAATCCTGAACATCACCGCCAGTCTCTTTCATAAAAGAAACTAGTTTTTCTATGTTTTCAGGTAGTTCTACTTTAGGTGCTTCTTCTATATCTCTTACAGGTTCTTTATTTGTTTCAACACTTTTAACCTCTTCTTTTTCTTCAATTACCTCTGATATAGGAGATACCTTTTCTTTAGTTTCTTCAGCAACAACCTCAGTCTTTGTCTCTGGTGCTTTTGCTTCTACAACTTCTTTATCATTAGATTCTTGAACCTCACCTAAAACTACCGGTTGTTCTTCTTTAACGATTTCTTCTGTTGTTTCTTCTTTTTTACTTAAATCAACCTTATGCGTTTGATTTTTATTTTTTAATGAAGGCTTTTTTACTTTAATTTTTAAAGGCTTAACCTCTTCTTCTTTTTTTGACATAATATAATATAATAATTAATAATTGTAATTAAGGAGCAAATTGCTCTAATCCAAACCCGCCTAAGTTGTCATTACCTGCTGATTCAAAATTTGATGGTAATAAATCATTTTGTCTTTGATCTATCATTTGACTCTGTTGAGTACCTATTATCTTTGCTCTTTTGTCTTTTCTGTCTTCTATAAACTGCTCTCTATCATTTTCAACCTTACCTTTGGCTGATGTTAACTCCATATTGAAATTAAATTCAACGGTCATTAATTCTCTTTTTATCTCAGCTTCTCTTTCCATCTTTTGGATTTCAAATTGAGATTTAGCTTGCTCTATATTAACAGTAGTATCGGCTAAGGCTTGTTGCTTTTGAACTTCTGCCATAGCAGTTCTTTCTGCTGTTTCTGCTTGAGCTTGTCCTTGAGCAGCTATATTAGCTTGTTGAGCTTGTTGATCTGCTTGTTGTTTTTGTTTTCTTCTTTGTTTTAATAGTTGATTAGCTAGTTTAAGATTATTAACTTGCCTAATGTCTATTGCGTCTTCTAAGAATATTTGACCTGACTGTAAAGCTACTTGTATGTTTTGTTCTAGTTTAGCTTTTTCTTCTTCATCTGGTACTAGCTCTAAAAATATACCAAAGTCTGATAGATGTACATTATATACATCCTCTAGCGTTCCTACGTTGTAAGAACTTATACTAGATCTTAAAGCTTCTCTAGTTAAATCAAACTCTAAAGAATCACCAACTCTTAATGAAACATTTTCACATGTTCTAAGTGTTAGATACAAACTAGCTTGAACAATATGTCTTGTAGCTGTGTTAGAGTTAGCTATAGCTAATTTCTGTAATCCAACAAGTGAATCTTTAGAAGGAGTACTTCCGTCTCTAGCTTCATTTAGTCCAGTTACATCTCTCATCATTTGTAAATAATACTGATAAGTCTGTATTAAAGCTTGTATTTTACCTAGTCCATTAGAAGATGAAAGTTCTTGAATAGGAACTTTACCAGGATTTATTCCACCATCCTGAGTCATAGATCTACCTATTATAGAACCAGTTTGGAAATACATGTTTAAAGCTTCTTGTGGATTATAATTAGTTCCATTACCTAAATCAACCTCTGCTAAACCGTCAGCATCTAAGTAAACTCCGTCAGGAACTAACCTTGATAATACTTGTTGCAGTTTTAAATGAGTTAACTGTATCATATCAGCAAAACCAGTTACACGAGAAACTAAAGACTGTATACGTCCATTGTACATTCTAGGTGCACATATGCTATAATTCATATTGACTTTAACCAAGTTAGATTCAGGTCTTGTCATGTTTCTACATAATTCCCATCTAAGTAATTCATCATGACCAAGTATTTTAGCACCGCTATATAAAACTTCTATAGATCTAGAAACTCTATCAAAATTGTCATTTGGTTCAGGGTTGAAAGTATCAGGTTTTTCTAAAGCTTTTTCAAGACCTGTTGCTGTTTGTTTTATTTTAAAAACTTGATCTTGGTATGTTTTGTATTCAAAATATAAAACATAAATACTATTACTATCTTGTCTACCATTTCCTGTAGAGCTATAACCACTGTTACCAGGGTATTTTTGTATTTTTTCTAATCTTTCACCTGATAAATCTGGAAACTGTTGTTTTAAATCAGCTAAATCAATTCTTTTAACTTCACCAACATACCAT